CCGGCTTCCCAGATAGTTGACATCCAATAAAAATTGGTAAATCCCTTAACACCGCTCGTCCAATCTACCTGCTTTACAGGAGAAAAACGAACATTAATATAATAGGATAATTCAACCTCAACCACTGGGTTTTAACAAATACTGGTAGCAACAGCACCATCCCAAGTATGAGGAATTAAAATCGCATTCTGTCGAACACGATCAAATTGACTACCTCCACTCTGGGTAATCATGGTAGTCTGTTGTTGATCATACTCTGAAGTAGAGGAGGCATTCCGCGTCACCATCAACAATGATGTCTCATCGGTATTACCCCCTGTACGAAAGTATTTCCAACGTAAACCTCCCCGTCTACCAGTAAACGCGGGAGTTACGTAATTAAGGAGTGTCATCTTACAATAATTGTAAGGTGTCCCTGGATCAGGTACAATTGTAGCATGAACGGCTCCCGGAGCATAGCCTCTGTAATAAGGAAAATTTGAATTATTCAAATTTATCATAGTGGCTGTAGTTATCGATCCGGCCGCAGATACTGCGGAATGGTAATTGTACCTCTTTAAACACTGGCGAAAAGATGTTATTGGATCACCATAGAACACACACGATGTGTGGTCTTGCTGTGATAACGTCGGCGCCATTGTATGTGAGGGGTCTAATTTCATAGGTTCATCTTCACGTTGAGTTAAATCAGCATCTGGTTGGTTCATCAGATGGCCAGCTACTTCCGCCATTTGCGGAGTAAATACTTCTGCCATCTGAGGTTGAAACCAAACCAAATCCTCAATATTACGTGAATCAGGTTCAAACACCTCGAAATCTTCCCCAGCAGAAACAAATACATTTATTTCTATATCATTGTTAATAGTCGAATTGGGAACGGTTAAATCATTAACCACATATACGGATAATATACCGTTAGCAAGCGTGCCTACATTGTTTGGCAACTTAGTAACGCCGTATGGTATATCATTCTCTAGTGGGTTACGATGATTAAGAATACTCTTCTCGTTACCCCAACCGACTGCAACGGTAAAATCCCGCTCCTTTGCGAGATCTATGATATAGGTATAGTTAGTATTATATTCATTGGTTAATGGGTATGATGGGTCATAAGTAACTTTCAAACGCCCTTTATGGAAAGCTGAAGCAACTATTTGGAAACGAAATTTCATAGTTCCGCGCCATCTTTTAAATGGCAAAGTAGCGAAACAACACGCCGGCATGTGTAACTCATCGGCAGTGCCCGTCAGTTCATTCCATAAGACGGGAGAAACTTCACTATTCCACAATAGTGTCTCAGCTGAATCGGCCACAGCCCACCCGAATTGTGTTAAAAACGATTCGCGTTGTGCTATGGATAAGATAGTCATTTCATCAGTTGAACCTAAGCCCATTACTCTTGGATCAACTGTTAGTTCTTGCTTAACATCCATAGTCAATTTCTGCGATGTATCTGGTACGTTTGTATTAACCATATTGCCTAATAACGTAGGCTTATATGGAGCTATGTTTGATAATTCTACTGGTCTAGAATATCCAAACATTGTGGCAACTCCTGATACTGCATTCGCAGCCAATTGAGTAGCGCGAGCATACATCTGAATACCAGGTATATGGCTAAGAGCACCCGCTGCTTTGGCTACCACACCTGCAGGTCTAGATATAGGACCGGTGCCATATTCATCATTGGCTTGTGGTTCAAATATTTCGCCTACCTGTGGTGCCAAGGCACCCGGCTCATTGGCCGTAGGAATCGACAATGTTACGTCCTCTGCCCACGCAAATACGGAAACTATTACCTGATCAGTTGCTCCGTTTGCGTGTTTTAAGCTCTGCATACCATGTATAATTATATCTCCCATTTCACGCCAATCTTGGTCGGGAATACTTATTGCATTGGTATACCAGAAAAATGGCAATGTTAGTGTACCACCCTGATTAGTGGTAGGATCTAAATAAACATGTGGACGTTGACTGGCGGCAACGACATCCTGTATGAAAAAAGAACGATCTTTCGTAAACTCATCATCATTATGTAAAGGAATGTATGATGCAATCGCTCTCCCATAATGGAACCCGTTACCGTTTAATATGATGCGCACTTTTAACTTACATCTCAATAAGTTAAAATTAGAAATCCTATTCAAGACTCGTGTATTCTCGAAAAAATCCTGCCAAGGATTGAACTTCTCATATATATTGGTGCCTGTACCCCAACTATATGATTGAATCTTGACGGGTCTCGAAAAGAAATTTGCTAAACTGGCATCTTCTGTGTCCGCAACTCTAAATGTTTCATCTGGCATGCTATCCACCGTGTAATCCCATTGTGGTGCTTGGTCGCTAAAATGAACATTCTGATGTTGAGTTTCGGAACTCTCTTCGTTAATTGATACGTTAAATCTGTTGTTACTATTATACATGTTAGCAAGTCATTATTAACGATAATACGGGTGACTCAATCCGCTTATCGTGTGTTAGTTTGACATATGGCGAATATTCCCCTAAATAGGGGTACTTTACGAGGAAAGTGCCTCTCTCTGCAAGCCAATGTTTAATCCCGGTACTAACAAATAGGATAAACACGGTAAACCAATACAGAGAACCTCCTTTTGGTGTAATTGGACATGGTAGGGTATGCCCAGAGGGATGCATTTAACGTCTGCCCAAGACGAAGCTGCCTAACAGTACTTTTCTTTCCATTTTTGCAATCTGTCGTCATACGATTCATGAACGACAGTGCATCCATGAATTATGTCAGCACGTCTAGCGATTTCCGTCATCTGCTCGCGACGTTTTTCATAAACGTCTCGACCATAAGCGAACCATTCGCGCAAACTGCCATCTATGTTTTGCATAGCCTGTTGTTCGCGTGTAATGGCTTTGGATTTCAAAACTGAATGCAAACTCTTAAAAATGGAGTCCTCATCTAATGCTCCCATTATAACACCAGTGTCTGCACTGTATATGTTCGCGCGCTTCAATAAATCAGCTTCTGCATCATTCATATACACTGTAGGTTCCGATTCTTTGTCAGGCATAGTAAATTTCATATCGTGCTCTTCTAAAAACTTAGCCACTGAAATATGGTTAAATTCAGGGAAGTCCTTATGAACTGAACTTTTGGCATCATCGCCATATGTTATTAATGAACATACCTCCCGAAATACAGGTGCGTCTATACGCTCTCTTGTAATGTGGAAATATGCACACCTAAATAATAAAGCGTTGACAATGGAATTTATATACACTGTTAAATTCTGTCCCGAAGGGTTTGATCCATAGTGTTGAACTAAATCACCA